ACGGTTTGTTTCTTCTTAATGCATTATTGCAGTTTAAATCAACGGATTTACGTGAAATCCCATATTTTAAGCGAGATGCAATAACGCTTGTTGCAGGCCAAGAAGAGTACTTTATACCAAAACTACTTTATGTAGATGCATTAACGTACAACATCGGGACTGTGCGTTACCCTATGCGACAATTAACCCGACACGAATTCTTTGATACAGGCCGAGTTGATGGTATTCAATCTTTGCCTTTCTCCTACCGCCCAGAAAGAGAAAAAGGCGGCATGAGAATCTTTTTATACTTTTTACCGCAAGGCGATTATATTATGAAGCTGAGTGGTAAGTTTGGTCTTGATGAAGTAACGCTAGATACAGATTTGTCATTAGAATACGACCCATACTACATTGAATTTTTGCGTTATCAATTGGCTGAATACATTTGCTCTGATTATGGTGCAACATTTCCTGACGAGTCAAAAGCGCAACTTCGGGCTATGGAATCAAAAATATTAGATGTTAGCCCCGCAGATTTGTCCATAAGCAAGACAACATTCTTCCCAGGAAGAAGTCCATTTGACTGGCAGGCTATAAATCTGAGCAAGGGATGGTTTCCATTTTAATCAGTTTGTACTAATATTTTACTATAAGAGAGTAATATGCCAGCACCTAATGCCATACAACAAATACAAGATGTGCCTCTCAAAATAGTAGGTGGCTCTAACTTTGGACGTTACCCAAAAATAAGTCAAGAACAAACCTGGAACTTCATCGTGAGTGATGACTTCCTTGTCCCCTATGCAGGATATGCGACGGCATTAATTTTAAATTCATCAGCAAAAGGTAGAGGCTTATATACAACTTTTAATGGTGATTTGATGGTTGCAGTGATTGGCAATCAATTTTATCGCATACAAGCAAATACAACGACAGGTGAATTACAAGCCGTATCAAGAGGCACATTAGAAACCTTTGATGGTGATGTCTATATTGCAGAAAACAACAATGCCCAAATTGTAGTAACAGATGGCGTATTCATTTATGTTTATAATTGGAATATCGACAGTAATATTGCAAAAATTCCCGCGGGCACTGGGCCAAATGAATATGATTACACAACATACAGCAATCCTGGTTATGTTTCATTTCAAAATGGTCGATTTATTTTAGCTTGTCAGAATACTAATTATTGGATTTTGTCAGGGTTTAATGATGCTTTCACATGGCCTAAAGGCGCATCCAATCCTGAGCTTGTTGGTTCGATACAAACTAAACCAACTAAGATGCAAGCTGCTATTCCTGTTCCAGGGGGTGGTAACAATTTATTAGTCATGGGCACGAACGTAACTGAAAGCTGGCAAGACGTAGGCGCGGCATTATTTCCATATCAGCGTGGAACAACTTATAACGTGGATTATGGCTGCTTAAATGCCTCCAGTGTTGCTGAGCTTGATAACCTTATTGTATGGCTTGCGGTCAATGAACAATCTGGGCCTGTCATCATGTATGCAACAGGCAGCCAAACCAAAATGATATCTACTGACGGTATATCATATGTTTTAGCAAATTTAACAAATCCAACAAACTGCACTGGTTTCTTGTTTAGGCAAGATGGCCACATGATTTATCAGTTCACATTTCCTGATGACAATATTAGTTATGCTTATGACTTTAATACAGGGTTGTTCTTTAACGTGTCAGATGAAAAATTAAATTATCATATTGCAAGACAAGTTGTTTTATTTGGCAATGATTATTATTTTGTATCACTAAACGGTGGCGATATCTATCGTTTTGGCACCCAGTATACAGATGCGATTTATGGCGTAGGTCAAACTGCCTTAAATAAAGAAATTCCTCGGATTCGCATAACACCTCCAGTCAGATTGCCTTCGCAACGATACTTTATTGCTAAAAGTCTAGGGTTCACCATAGAGAATGGACAAAAAAATATACGCACATTATTGCCAGTACAATCTAATACGCTTGGGCAAATATTAGCAACGGAATCTTACGTTGAAATTACGACCGAATCTGGTAATCCTATTGGTGTTGAGGCAACAGTTAGTCAAACTGAGTATGTAGTAAACTATTCAGAAGCTGTAGACTTAAGCATTTCTCGTGATGGGGGTGAGTCCTTTGGTTCTAGTTGGCGATTAAACATGAATCCTACTGGGCATCGCAAGTCACGTTTCATCTATCAGCGTTTAGGAATTGTAAATGATGCTACATTCCAGCTTCGATTCAGTGGCTTTGGCCGCTTTGTTTGCACTGATGGAATATTGGAGGTTTACCAATGACAACCGTAAGCGATAGAAATGTTACCCGCATACCAAACTTACATATGGGTGAAATGGTTGATAAGGAAGGTTATCCAACTGACGATGAGCTTACTTTTCGGCAAGTGCTAATAAGCAATTTACAAAGACTATTCGGCAGCGAGGGCGTCGTTTTGCCATCATTAACAACCGCTGATATATTGGTAATACAAAACAATGTAGATATACAAGGACGCAAGACTTGCGCATATGGCACAATGGTTTATGACACAACAGTAAACCAAGTAAAAGTTGCCATTAATATCGGCGGAAATCCTGTATTCAAAGTAATACCCTATACACCATAAGGACACATCATGGCACAGTCACAACTATCTAACGAACAACTTTCAAGCCTGATGAATATGCTAGGCTTAGGCGCAGGAGCGGCAGGAATAGGCGGTGGTTTATATAACTTGTTGAGTAAGGGCTCAGGCATACCAGAAGCCGCTAACAAATATTTAAATCAAATACCTGGTGCTATGCAACCCTATTATCAACCTTATATTGGAGCAGGGCAAAACGCCCTAGGTCAACTGATGGGGCAATACGGACAACTCACAGGCTCTACAGGGGACGTTTACAATAAACTTGCTAGTGGATATCAACAAAGCCCAGGATTTCAATCAGCCCTTAAACAAGCACTTGGGGCCGCTGGAAATCAAGCGGCAGCAGGTGGAATGACTGGTACACCGCAGGCCCAATTACAAGCAGCCGATGTTGCGGGCACTTTGTCACAACGAGATTTTGGCGACTACATGAATAGAATGCAAAATCTATATTCCACAGGACTTCAAGGCATGAGCGGCATTAACCAAATGGGTTTTGGAGCAAGTTCCGATTATGCAAACATGCTGGGTAGTTTATTGGGTCAGCAAGGACAATATGCGGCATTAGAAAAAGCTATGCAAAACCAAAAAAGAAGCAAAGCGTTCGGTCAACTTGCTGGTGGCTTGGGCGCGTTAGGCGGTTTCTTTTTAGGCGGGCCAATGGGTGCGGCTGCTGGTTATGGATTAGGTCAAGGAATTGGCTCAGGATTTGGGGGTTAAAATGGCAATTGGGTTTAATTTACCAGGCATTCCAGGGCAAATTAGAGGAACTGCTGAAGAAGCGGGCGGCATGCCAGATTTGCAACAAGCAATCATGCAAGGTTTTGGTGGTGGTTTGCAAATGCAATATGCCCCAAAGCAAATGGCCCAAGATTTTTTGGCCAAACAACTAGCAAATAAAATGGCTGGCGTACAAGCGCAATATGCTGAACCTATGGCGGAAGCAAGTTTGCAGCAAAAAATGATGGAGCAGCAGTTTTATCCTCAATTACAGCAAGCTAAGCTTGGATTGTTGGAAGCTCAGAAACAGGCCGCTTTAAAACCGTCTGTTGCAGAACAATTATTGCCTTATCAAGCAGAATTATTAAAAGCAAAAACAGAAACAGCTAGATTGCCACGAGGCGGAAAACCAACAACGTATGAACAAAAAAGATTAGCTGGTAGTGGGGTTTTAGATTATTTAACTCCTGTAGTATTAAAACAGCCTTATGTCGGTACATTTTCCTCGGCGCAAGTTGCTAGCGATCTTGCAAGTTATAAATCTAATCCAGAAGCAAAACAAAGATTAATTGATTATGCTGTTGCGGCAGGATTGGTCCCTGAACATACCTCTGGCGCATTATCTAGTCAAGGGTTACAAACGACCGTAGATGCTTTAAAACATCAAAGACAAGCGACTACACAAGGATGGCCTACGTTTTATGAAAAACAAGTGTCATCGCTACCTAAAGAAATACAAATCGAAGCAAAAAAAGAAATTGCAAAACATCAACAATACTTAAAAGGACTTCAATCAAGTGGGGCGCAAGAACAAAATGCGTCTGAGTCAGACCCATTAGGAATATTATGATGGCTATTTCAATAGAACAAGTTAGACAACAATATCCACAATATAATCATTTATCTAATGAAGATTTAGCGGCTAGATTGCATCAAAAATTTTATTCATATATGCCGCAAAAGGAATTTTTTAATCAAATTGGTTTAAATGAATCTGTGCAGTCTGAAAAAATTAGCCAAGCACAAGATATAAAACAAGAAATGCCTTCAGCATATGTTCGATATCCTTTGGCAATTTTACAAGGATTAGCTGAGTCAGGTCAGAATTTAGGGAAATTCCTTGGCACAGGGAGATTGCGAAAAGCATTTGGCATGCCTGAAGAAGAGCCAGTGGATTTTAGAAAAGCTTTAGGTTATGAATATCAACCTACTGGTGGTGAAAAATTAACAGAATTTGCTACAAAAGAAGCCCCTGGATTTTTAATTCCTGAAACAAAATTATTTGGTGCTGTTGAAAAATTAAAGCAACTACCAAAAGTTGGTCGATTTGTTGGTGAGGTTGCAGCCAAAGGCATTCCATTCGGCGCATATCAAGCAACACAAGAAGAATCACCATTAACTGGTTTTGCAAAAGGTGTTGGTGGTTACGCCACAGGGTTAGGTGCAATCAAAGGACTTAGTGCTGGCGCAAAAGCAGCAAAATTAGCCATTCGTCCTGTAGATGTCGAAAAAACATATGGCGGCATACAAGAGGCATTTAATGCCGAAAATAAAAAACTTGGCGATATGTTTAGCTATGTCTCTGATGAAATGAAAAATCGAGGCATTGAAAACGTTGGTCAGATAGACAAAACATTTATTCAGGATGCTCGTAATATTTTGCCTTCTAGTAAAACAAACAAAATTTTATTAGATAAAGTTGAATTAGGTAATTACGATGATATCCGTAAATTATATACAAAAATTGGTAAAAAAATTAGAACCGCTAAAGATGATGATGTAAAAGAATTATATGAAGATTTGCGAGATAGAATTAATGAGGGCATTCAAAATCATGCGGAGAAAACTGGCCAATCAGATTTATCTAGTATGTTAAATGAAGCTAAATCAGGCTATGCAAACTTGAAAAAAACTTATGAATCTACACCGATGTTAAGAAAACTTGTTGGCGAAAGCCAGGAAATTCCACAAACATTAGCTCCATTAATGAAAAAAAATACACAAATGGCAAGGATTAGAAAACTGCATCCAGAAGTAGAAAAAGATATTGCCGCACAAACAATAAGAAAAAACTTAAAAAAATTAGGCATCGGTGCTTTAGGTTACGAAGCTTATAAAAAATTAACAAGAGATTAGCGGCACGTAGCTAATTGTAAATTCACCGAACTAATAGCATAATGATGTAATAAAAAAAGGACTTAATATGGCAACACCGAACCCATTGTATTTCGCTTGCTTTCCTTTGCAAGAATATTTTGTAAACAAAGATACAGGCTTCCCATTGGCAGGTGGCTATGTTGAGTTTTTTAGTGACCCAGCCTTTACTGTGCCAAAAGATGTTTATCAACAATCTTTAATCAATAATAATTATACTTATACAAATTTAGGTTCTGTGCTAGTTCTTTCAAGCGTTGGAACATTTCAGGATAACAATGGCAATGATATCATTCCTTTTTTATATCCATATAATACTGAAGGCGAAGTTGAATTATATTTTGTAAGAGTATGGAGCGGCGACCCAAGTGTGCAAGGGGCTGTTTTGCAGTTTACACGCCAAGGCTGGCCACCAAATTTGATTCAAAGCACAAGTCCTTCAGATGTTTTTGAAAGCTCATTAAATTTATTTACTAACCCACAGTTTTCAATTGTTAATTTTAACAATACAACTGGGCAAACTTATTATGAAATCACTGTTGCAGGAGCTGGAAACTTTGAATTTGCGCCTGGTTGGTCAATTTATTATGCTGGGACTGGTAGTCTAAAAATAAGTCAGCAACCTTTATCTGTAGATTGGCCTACAAACCCAAGTTATTATTTAGAAGTGATTAGTGATTCAACAGTTTTACCAATAACCTTAAGGCAACGATTAGATAAATCGCCGCGTGTTTTTGAAAACAACTATCTAAGTGTTGCTATGCTTGCTGCTTGCGCAAACAATATCGCAGAAGTTTTAACAATAGATTATGTCATCAATGGCGGCACATCAAAACAAGTGCTATCTGAAGCCGTTCCGAACAATTCTACTTTTGGTCTTTTAGCTGGCGTTGCTAGAGCACCTGTATTAATTGATGTAACAAACAATACTGCGCCTGATACTGGATATGTGGAAATGCAAGTTTCTGTGCCATCAGGCCGCACTATGCGTTATACAAGCTTGTTTGGATGTACAGTTCAGAATGCAACGTCTTTAGTTTCAGGAACACAATCAACAAATGCGCAGCAAACAAATGCAACTTTTTGGTATTACAAACCACAGTTAGAATATAAACCAATTCCTAGTTATACCTTAGGTTGGGATTTTGCGATGAATCCATTTCAAGCTGAAGGTACGGCAGCTTTTTTATACAATCCATCAAGTCCTGGTAAATCTGTGTATGTTGCTGACCAAACTTTGTTGTTTCAAAGCACTGTTAACACCACAACCGTATCACAACTTACTAATCGTGCGTTAAATTTAGCTGTAGCTACAAATCCAAGCTCACTCGCATTAATACAATATTTAGGCCCTAATGAAGCACAAGAGTTATTAAATAACCCTGTATGTTCTCAAATAAGAGCTAAAGTAAGCACAGGAACTCTTAGAGGGCAAATACATTTGTATTATACAGTCAATGCGACTTTACCAGTTATGGCGGCTAATCCAGCTACAGGTGGCTATACATTAGTATCTGCTGTAGATAATACTACTGGCGCACCTTCTGTAGGCGGCGGTTCTTCTGGAACATGGATTGAGGTTACACGAGACACTTTGGGTGCTGCAAACTTTACGCTTTCTAGCACTATGGCTAATTATGGCTTTGCAGGCTGGGATGAATCAGCGGTGGCAGGTATAAACAGTGCTACATATTTTGCAATTGTTGTTAGCTTTGCACAAATACCTGTTGGTTCTAGCGTAGAAGTTGAACATATTAGTTTACAAAAAGGCTATATTCCAACAGCCCCTGCTGCGATGAGTTTTGGTGAAACCTTAGCTGCGTTACAGCAATATTATGAAAAAAGCTATAACTACAACGTTGCTAAACAAACTGCAACAAATATTGGTGCTGTAGTTTTTGGTCAATCCACAAATAGCACGCAAGACCAAATTGGCACAACAGCTTTTTACAAAACAATGAAAAGAGCCGCGCCTACTGCATCAACACCTCCAGCTGCTACAGATAATTTAAAAGTTTATTCTACTGTTGCGCCTTTTACTGAAGGACAAATTTATGATGCATCAACAGCAGGTAATAGAATTGTGAATTCTGTTATTTCGGGGCAAAGTTCATTTTGGATAACTTTTGGAGCGCAAGCTGGTGGTCTTGGCAATACTTTAATTTATCAATGGGTTGCAGATGCGCGTTACGGCATACAAAACTAAGGAATCAACATGTCTACAAAATATAATGTTATAAGAGATATCAATGGAAGTGTTACAGGAATAAATGGCTACGGCATACAGCCAAGCACCGACATTCAAAATGGTTTACTTGCTGCAACTGTAGCGCAAAGCATTACTGTTCCAGATAACTATCCTAAATGGATTGCTATTTTTAGCTATCAATCAGGTAAAAACGTATTTGTAGACGTCACTACAACTGCAACTGTACCTGCTGGTGCTTTTGGTTCTGCAACATCTTTATTAAATCCGCCTGCCTTGCAAGTTAAAGCTGGTGATAGCATCAGTTTAATTACAAATGACACAGGTGGCGCACTTGTATCAGTGCAATTCCAAGTCATACAAAACTACCAAAATTAGGCGGTGAGACATGTCGATTCCTATTAGTCAACTTACAGCAGGGGGTTTGCCGAACGGTAATATCGAAATACCTGCCACCAACCCATTAAATACAACTCAATCAATTAATGGAACAACTCTTAAATATATCCTTGCTGATATTTTGCAATATATTTTAATCGCACAAGGCTTCACAACTTATACAAGTTGCCGTGTTGCAACAACTGCGGCATTAACTGCAACATATGCGAATGGTGTTGCAGGCGTAGGGGCGACTCTTACAAATGCTGGCGCACAAGTTGGATTGCAGATTGACGGCATAACTTTGGCGTTAAATGACCGTGTATTGATTAAAAATCAAGTCAATACATTTGAAAATGGTATTTATGTTGTCAGCAATATAGGTAATTTAACAACGAATTGGGTATTAACTCGAGCAACAGATTATGACCAATCTTCTGAAATTGTTTACTTAGGTGTTGTTGCAATTACCCAAGGCACGCAAAATGCAGGCCTGGTATTTCAAGAAAATTCTCAAGGGCCTTTTGTTATTGGAACCAGCCCCATTACATTCCAGCAACTACAAATCGACATTACTTTATTGCCTTCTGCAAGCCCTGCTAATAAGATTTTAAGAAGCGATGGAACTTATTGGGTGCAAAGTACAAATGCTTCTCTTGACTCTTCCGATAAGCTTTACGACCTATCTGAGCTGCAAGTTGACAATATCAATATTAATGGCAACTCAATCACTTCCACTGACGTGGGAGGCAACATTGTCATTACACCTAATACTGTAGGTAGTATTGTTCTTGATGGTTTAAATTGGCCTCAGTTAGATGGCACAGCTAACCAAGCATTAGTGACAAACGGAGCTGGGCAATTGTCATGGGCAAGCTTTGGTGCTCCATTTACGCCAGCGGCTTTGACAAGTACATCTGATTCTAACGTAACTATAACACTTGGCGGCACACCTTTAACTGCTCTTTTGCAAGCCACGTCAATTACCATGGGCTGGTCTGGTTTATTGCCAATTTCCAGGGGCGGTACTAACACAAGTACATTAGGAACAGCTGGGCAATTAGCTCAATCTGACGGTACAAAATATTCTTGGACTACTGCAACTTATCCAGCCACTGCCACCGCAACTGGTACGATTTTAAGAGCTGATGGTACTAACTGGGTAGCAACTACAGCAACCTATCCAGCAACAACCACTATTAACCAGATTCTTTATAGCTCTGCTAATAATGTGATTGGTGAAATTACAACAGCCAATAGTGCCGCTCTTGTTACCAGTTCCACTGGCGTTCCAACTTTTACATCAAGCATGACTAATGGCCAACTTGTAATTGGCTCAACTGGCGCAACACCTGTTGTAGGCAGCATTACGGGTGCGGGTTCAATTACAGTAACTCCAGGTGCTGGAACAATTCAAATTTCAAGCTCGGCTGGTGGAGTGGTCAATCCAGGCACGGCAAATGAATTAG